CCGCCTGGAGGTGGCATGGCGCCGGGCGGCGGGGCAGCGGGACGCGCTTGCATCGGGGCTCCTGCCATTGGTCTTCCGGCACCCGCCATCTTCGCGGCGGCAAGATGCGCACCAAGCTGAACGCCCTGCTGCATAGCTGCTTTCTTCTCGGCCTCGCCAGCGCCGATATTCACGTTAATTTTCGTATGCCCTTTTGTCTCGGTGCCGTGACCGCGGGGTTTGGAACCGCCGCGCGCCATCTTATCCGGCCTCGAACGGGCGGCAGCGCCGTCGACCTTGCCTCCATCAGCGAAATGGGGCTTCACCTTCTTCGCGGGTTTCAAATCTTCGTGCTTGGCGCGCGCGCCGACGCCGCCGCCACGGGCGTATCCGGCTTTCCTCAAAGTGTTTTTTGCTTTAGCGGAATTTTCCTGCTTTGATTTCAGGCTATCATAGGCGGCATCGCGTTCCTGTTCCATTTTACTCTCCTGTTGTTAGAGTTAACTCGGCGGCAACATGCTATCAGGTGGAGTAACACCCGCAGCGAATTCCCGTGCGTCCTTCATACTTTGTTCGGAAAGCCTCTCACGCTCAATTTGTTCTTTCGACTGGCGGTCAGCAGCATGATCCTGCATTTCGAGCTGTTGCATCGCTAGCTTGGCCTGATTGTTCTGCTGGTCCGACTGCGCCTTCTGTTGCAAAGCCTGGGCCTTGATTTGAGCGTCCACGACATGGGGCGGCGGAGGCTGCGCACTCGGCGGCTGCGGTGGCAGCCAAAGCGCGTCGATATCTTCCTCGCCCATGACGCGGTAAGCCCGGTTGATGAGCTCTGTGATGTTCATCTGCGCCGGAATTGGCGGCGGGGCTTGCTGCGCAATCTGGATCGTCGCAGTGGCGCGCATCACTCTCATGATGTGGGATGAAACGTTGGGGTCAGACGCGGGGATAAGATCGAGATCTTCCATCTCTGCGCGCGTTTGCCACTCGTGCGCAGGATCCGGATTGAACCGTGAGAGCGCGCCGGGGTCTTCCATAAACAATTCTTTAAGTAAGTCGAATTCTTCTGCCTGCGCGGCGTGTGATCGCTTATGGACGGCGGACAATAGTTTCGTCGACTGCTCAATCAGTGCGATCACCGTACCAACCGGTACGTCCTTCGATCCCTCACCGAGCGGCAACTCGGCGATTGACCCGAGCTTTCGGGCATTCTCTTCCAACCCAGAAGCGAGCGTCATTAAATTCGGCGAGATGTCTTTGTAGGGCATACCCATTACAATTTGTTGTATCGGTTTACCCCCGCAATCAATCGGCAAGAACCCGCCCGGGCCGGGCCGCATTTGGTTCTTCTCCTGCCGCGCCGCCATTTTATCAATGAGGCCGCCGGGGAAGTTATCGAACATACCTTGGTCGACCATCAAAGATTCGATCGCCGATAGCACCCGTGTCGTGTTGCCGAGGATATGCACTTACCCGTAATCGTAAAAACCAAGGCCGGGGAACAAGGGGAATTTAACGAAGTGGCGACGCCGTTTGAAAGTCTTGTCGTTCTTCTTCCAATCGCGCCGGATCTCCAGCACCACGCGGCTGTCTTTCTCAATCGTTACGCGGTAGGGCAAAGGCAACCCGGTCAACTTGCCGCCCTTCTTATGCTCGTACCCTTTCAAATCCAGATAGCAATAAACCTCATAAACAATATAGTCCCTGTCCTCAGGACGCGGCTCGCGCGCTTGCCGTCCTTCGGTCTCCTTGATCTTGGTGTCCACGAGCCCTGGATCCGAAACAGGCTGCGACAAAACAACGTCGCAATACACCCCCTCGAGCATCATCCGTTTCATCGTGACGGGCGACATCGCCGGGATCATATGCGTGATCCGTTTCGCGTCGTGCAGCGAGGAAGCGCCGTTATCAACGATGATGTGCGGCGCCATGACGAACCGCGAGATCGGACGGTTCTCCAACGGGTCGACGTAAACTTTCTTGAACGCGCAGCCACCAAGGGCTTGCGAAAAACTCATACGATCCGTGTCGGCGTAATACGGTTTGTCAACGACCGTCAGATAATGGTTGAAATCTTTCTCAAACGCCTCCGCCAACTCGCTGCGCAAAATCGCGCCCTCATTAACCCCGATAGCAGGCGCCGGGGTGTTACCCCCAGCGCCGCCCATCGGACCCCCGGCGGGGGCTGCAAGCCCACCGGGCGCCGAAGCTTCCCTAGGGGAGCCGCCGTTAGATCCCGTCATCGACGCGGCGTTCTGATCCACCACCGTGCCGTCAGGCTGACCCGCGCGGCGCAATTTGGTCTTGTCGTCCCGGATTTTCACAGGACCGTTGGCGGGCAGCATCTCAGCGTTAAAATTCGATTGGTAGCGAAGCACAGCCTCGAGCAGCAACGGATCCTTCGCTTTCGAGATATTCCCACCGCCGCCTGTCACATCCGACGTCGGCGCCTCGATCTTCAACCCTAAAAGGTCAATGCCCCGGTTGAAAGTATCTTCCCACTCCTTGCGGCTGGAGATGTCCATCTCGATCGCTTGCAAAAGATCGGATGCGAGCGTGTTAAGGTCGGTATCATCCATATCCTCGGCGAGATTCTCGTCGTGGCTCTGCTTCCCGCTCTTCTTCACCGGTTCGGCAGGGCCGTTGACGGTGATCGAGCCGTCCTCGTTATAGACGACGCCGTTATCTTCGCCGTCCCCGGCAGCGTCGTCATCACCCGCGTGGGAGACATCAACGCTGATACCATCCGGTGACGGCGAAGGGGACGGAGCCTCATAGCGGATCGTGTGGAGCTTTTCTACGGGAGCAGAGGCTTCGCTCGCAAGGGTCATCGGGGATTACTTGTTCGCCTCAGCTACCGTGTCGTGCACCTGTTGCAGGACATCGTGGCTGACTTCAATCTTGGTGTAGCCTTCATCGGTGCGCGTTTTCTTGCTGCTGAGCAACCGCATCAACGCCACCCAGACACGTGGACCGTGAACCGACCAATCGGCGTCGGGAATTTCGATATCGGCGCGCTCGATTTCCTGCGGCTCGATTGAGGATTCAACAACGGCCTCATCAACAACGGTCTCGTCAACCAGGCTGGTTTCATCGGAAGACATGGGAAAACTCCAATAGGTGGAAGGGACAGGGAGCCACAGCTTACCACAAAGTCAATACGGTTGTCACCACAGTCACACGTCATAAGGAGGCAAGTCGAGATTGGCCTCCCCCGGCCTCGCCACCGCGTTGAAGACATCCGTCCGGTGTTCCTCCCGCCGCTTGATGATACCGTTGTCGCGCATCCAGCGCAAAGCCTGGGTGGCGCTGTCCACCAGATCGTCATGCGCGCCTTTCGGGAAGGACGCGCAGGTGTCGATCAACATCTGAGCCCATGTCCGGTCGGGGGCGTAAATCAGCCCCTCCTCGAACAGACCTTGCACCGAAATCGCGCGCGAGACCTTATCCCCCTTCGGCGTCACGAGCACCGTGCTCCACTCCGCTGCGCCGTAGACCCTCTGAATTTCCTGCGCGGCGGAGATACCGGCAGCCTTGGCTTCGATCAGCAGCACGTCGGGTTTAAATTTCCGACAATTGTTGCCGATCCGCGTCACCAGCGGATTAAACGACAGCCGGTCCTGCCACGCGTACATTGTCACGATCTTCGGCGCACCGCCGAGGTCGTGCCAAAGACCCCAGATGGTCAGGGCTGAGAAATCGTTTTCCTGCTTCTCCGTGTAGGCCAAATCGCAACTGGCGACGATAAATTCCATCGGTGGCCAGCACACCACCCCGTCCTTCTTCCACTCCTCCTCGCGTCCCGCGGGCGGGAACATCTGCCAGTCCGTGACCTTGATCAGGCCGCCGCCCTTCGGCTCTGGCCTCTGTTGGAGCTGTCCAACGGCTCCAAAAGTCCCTAGCGTCCGCTCGAGTTTGAGGACCTCGTCCTCCGGCACACGGTCGGGCCATAACAGCTCACCTTCCTCGGTGCGCGGGTCGTAAGGGAGGTAAGGGTTCCCTTCGTACCGCATACGCAGCACGAAGTGCTCCCACATATCTCCTTCATTCTCCATCAGGTACCCGGTCAGGTCCTCCTCATGCTGTCTTTGCATGACCAACAAGATGACGCCTGTCTTCGGGTCGTTCATACGTGTCGACAGCGATTGCGTGTACCAGCCAATCACCGCGTTCCGGTCAGCGGCGGATGTCACATCCTGCGTGTTGTGCGGATCGTCAACGAGCAGAAAATCACCACCCTGGCCCGTTAGACCCGCGCCAACGGACGTTGACATGCGGTAGCCGCCGGCGGTGTTCTCAAACATCCCCACTGCATTGCGGTCATCGAGCAGCTTGAACCGGTGCCCCCAATGCTTCTGAAACCACCCACTCTGGATAATCTTCCGCATGTCGCCGGAGTGTTTCAACGACAAAGACTGCCCGTAGGACGCGCAAAGGAACTTAACTTGCGGCCCACTCATCGGCCCGCGTGTCGGCTGGATCCAGACCCACAGCGGGAACACCACCGACAATAAGGAAGATTTTCCAGTGCGAGGCGGTTGGTTTACGATGAGCCGCCGCGTCTCTCCGGTGATCAGCTTCTCGGCCTGCTCGGCGGTCGCGTCGATGTGCCAATTGTGTTTATAGGGCGCCGGGTCGAGGTAGGGCCACACGCATTTGTAAAACGCCGCCAACGACAACTCGCACCCGGTCTTCTCGGCGGCGTCGAACAGTTTCATCGCCACCTCCCTGTCCTCAGCTTCGAGCCGTTTCAGATTATCGGCGAGCTTCCGGAGCCGCGGCATGGTCTTGGTGCGGAAGACGTGCCGCGCCACTTCACGAGGCGACATTTCCGTCGGATCGGCGTCATCAAGCAGATCCTCCTCGGCTGCCGGCGGCGTCTCCACCAACTCGTAGTCGGGAGTTATCTCCACCAGATCCTCTTCCTTCGCGGGCTTAACCGGCGGCTTCGGAGCGTATTTGTAGAGGCGTTGCTTTTCCTCGAACGTCAGCGGCTTTTTTAAAAACGCCGCGCGCTCGGCTTTTTTACGTTTATATTCGCGTGCGTAGGCACGGGCTTTTTCTTTCTCCCCCTCCGTCATGACCCTCGGTTTGCCCATCTTACGCCTGCTCGCAGGGATCAATGTCCTGCAAAATACGCTTGCCCTTATCGAGCAGCCAATTGACATCACAAATAGTACCTACCGAAGACATCAAACAATACGTGCTGTCAGCACGCCGCCCAATCACCACCACGTCCGTAAGGTTTCTTTCCAGCGCCGCCTCGAGGATATGGCTGACCGGCAACGCACCCGTAAAACTTCCTGTGAACTTTATGACGTTTGTATTGGCGGGAGGCGGTTTGGCCATATTGCTATCTCCTGTGGTAGCGTAGATAGGATGTAGCTGATTATAGCCGAGGATAAAAATTTTTGTGAAAAATTTTTAATTCGGCTAAGACGAGAGCAAAAATATATAAAATTTTCAAAACGGAATTCGGCTAAGATTTTTAGAAAGCCCCGTCCGTCCGCAGATCAGGCTAAAGGTCGAATTATATACGCATACGCGTCGTATAGGGGCTCCCCCGGCATGTACCCCCACGGCATCAAGGCCACCTATCGCCCGCAGCTAGCAGAGAGCACAGACGCTAAGCTATGGTCGCGCGCCGGGCGATTGAAAATCCTAGTTGAAGATTGCGAGTTGCAGTCTGCGGGCTTCCTAGATGTTGTGCCGGATAATCTTAACCCGAGTACCATAATCTATATTATGTCAAATATTAAGATTTGAGTTAAGCCTATAAACATTGAACAAGTATCACTTTTAATTCTATCCACAGGACGATCAATTAAGGCAAGCGAGTTGTGGCCGTGGTTATTGATCAAAATGAACTGTGTCTTTCCTGCACTGCGACTTGGTCGCACACAAGATGTAGGATCATACCTCCATCAGCTTTTCTAATAGATCATTGGCCTTGTCACTCAATTGATCCGGCGTTGCATCGATGTTTAGGTTTAGATTAAGCACCTTGTCTGGTACTTTGCCGAATACCCTATCATAAAGCCTTTCGCGCTCTAGCGCGTCACGGCACTCATAGATGTTAGCCAGCTGTATAATCAGGATGGCATCTTGCGAACTGAAGGCAGTATCCTTGCCCTTAGCAATTAGCTGTGCGGCTTTGATGATATCTTTAGGCTTATGTAGCTTGGTCAACTGGCGCGCGCGAAGGGCGGGGTTAATCCAGCTATTATTTAAACCCGCCACGCCATTCGGGTTAACCGAAGGGCCGCCCTTGAGCATATTGGGGTTGCCTAGAGCCTTAATCGCAGTCGCCACAGATCACCTAAATTAACCTTTTACCCTAGTTGAAGGCGGAAAGCACCCATTGCCTATTTTTTAGGCATATTCTATAGGTCAAGCGATCTTAGCCTAATTGCCAGGAGAAGGCAATCCTGCCTATTTTTTAGGCAATCAGGGCCGTTCGCTACCCTTCAGAGACGCTAAGGGGAAAAGCCTAGCACAATCCAGACAACGGCGGCGGAAATTAGTGGCGGTAGGCGGAACGGCAAAGGTAAAAACCCGCCAGCACATAGGGCAAACGGTTTTCAGAAGGGCATATGTCCCATAGGTGTTTATTTTCCCTTCCGCCAGGGCACAGGACTTTTCCACGGCGTACCGCTGTAACTTATAGATAAAGATTCCCCCTTTTGTGGGTAGCGGTTTAAATTCCCTAAGCTTTTTCCGTATCCGCATGACGCAGTTTACCCTTCGTATCCAAACAGCATTAAAAAAGGTTGGGGTTTGAGTTGTGTCAAAACTGCTAGGTTCGTAAGGGCTCACCGTAGCAGATTTTGAACACAACGTCAAGTATACCCTGTTTTTTTTGTTATGAAACAGTTAAGAGACTGTATCATAACCCTTTTGTTCAACCT